AGCCAAGCACCACCTTAAAGCCATGTTGTAACCTTGTGGCAGATTGATATTATCAAACTGGGTTGTAAATCTTTGAAACAATTGATCTACAAAAATGTGCATTTCACCTTGGGAGGGGTTCGGCCACAGGTACACATTTCCCAAAGTTTCTGTGGGTTCATAGTACACAGCCTTCGGCCACGGCCCATTTAGTGTTTTTAAACCAATCATCTGGTATTGTTCAACATTAAGCACAGACACAGGATAATCTAATCCACCATTTGTTATTGGCTGACCATTTGAATAAGTATTAATCCTAACAAAAGCAGAATTAAATCTTAAAGGTCTTTGATAATATGAATTTATGGTTTCACTTGATATTGGACTTGAATAAGTCTTGTTGAGCAAATAAGTACCAGCCTCATTTACATTGTTTCCTGCTCCTGTGAGCATTTGAACAATAGTAGTACCTGATGTAATGCCAGTTCCACTAAGAGTTTGACCAAGAGATATGCCCCCAGACTGGATAGAAGTAATAGTGAGAACATTACCAGTAATGCTTCCAGTAAAGATAGCACCAATTTGCCCACCTGGGCCGATGGTGTACTGAGTTTGTCCAGAAACAACAGGAAATATGATTTCATTCTTATAAAACACCATCATGTCTTCATTAGACCATTGGTCTAACATATCTTGCAACATATCAAAAGCATCTTGGGATGCCTCTGGTGTAGGAACTTCCCCAGCCTCTAAAGCACCAATATCTTTAAGTGCTCTACTAATAATATCATTTGGAGTTGTCATTGTAAAAACTCCACAATATCTCCAGCATTTAAACCTGGAGAATTAAAGGTAATTGTTGTTGAATTTGTTTCAACATAAGAACCTGGAGCACTAGACCCTACAATTTGTTTAGACCCATTTACAAATACTTTCATACTGTTGTTATTAGTTGTGTAGGAAAGTCCAGTAAATATTGTTTGTCCAGCAGTAGCTGTTTGATATGATTCAACTCCTGCACTTGGCAAACCAGATAAATTATCCATTGACCAAATTTGGACACCAGCACTTGTTTGTAATACAAATTTATAAGATATTCCACCATTTAACCAAATTTCATTTGGAGGTCTTCCAGAAGAATCTAAAACAATTGGATTTGAATTAGCTATTGTTCCAGCTCCAGTTGTATAAGTAGCAGTAGGTGTTGTAGTTCCTGCTAAATAGGTGTAAATAAGTCCACCAGCCAAGGGAACACCATTATTATCAAAAAATTGCCATCCTGCGCCACCAATAGGTGAAAGGTTAATTGACATATAAGCTCCTAATTAGGTTTAAAGACTTAAGTTTAGACATTAGCTTACATTTCCTGTTTGAGTAATGTTTCCTGTAAGACCATTAGAACTAATATTTGCTGTATTGTTATATTTGCAAACATTACCAACAATATTAGTAAATCCAGATGCTGAACCATTATTTGTTAAATTTGCATAAATTCCATAATTTTGTACTCCAGAACCATTTTGAGTACAAATATTTCCAGTTATATTATGAATTGCATAAGCAGTTGAATTATTTGAATAAATACCAGCATCAGAAGTCCCACCACCATCATTATTACAATTGTTATTACTAATAATCAGTCTGTCTGTTCCAGCCGCATAAATTCCAATATTGTAATTATTTGAACAAATATTTCCATTTATTATTATTTCTGAACCACTTGAAATATTTATTCCATTATAAAAATTAGTTAATTGTGAACTTGTTATGTTTACATAACTTGAATTATAAATATATACACCACCATTACCAGTTGTTTGTTTTGTTACTAAAGTTCCTAGTAAATTAGTTACATCAATATTTGTAGAATTTACAATATAAAGACCAGCATAAGAAAATGAATTAATAGAACTTACAATAGCACAATTTGTTAATTGAACATTTGAAGCACTAGATATTGCAAATGCAGTATAAGGACATTGAATAACTTGAATATTATTTATTGAAACAGTCCCAGAATTACCACTTATATTCTGAACTACTAAACCCTGATAGTTGTAATATATTTCTACATTACTAACAACTGTATTATTATAATTAACAGTTACTCCAGCAGATGAAGATATACCTTCATCCATAACACTATCATATAAGAAAACAGATGATGAATTTAAAGTACATTGAGTAGCAAATCCACCAATCCATAAATTACTTCCTAAACTTCCATTAGCGGCCATATTTAAACCAATTGAAGAAGTACCAGCTCCTCCGTTTTGCGCCAATATAGCAACATTTTGTATTGTTGTAGGAGGTCCGCCACTTCCATTAAATTTAATTAACCCATCACTATTAAAAGCATTTGGACAAAATATTATTGCAACATACGGCCCTGCACCTAAAATAGTAATTCCAGATGGAACTGTTATTTGAGAAGAAACTTTATAAACACCAGCTGGAATATATAAAGAACCAATTGATCCTAATGAATTTATTGCATTTTGAAAAAATGTTGTGTTGTCAGTTCCAGTTCCAGTTGCAGTATTTCCATCAGCTACAGCACCAAAATCAAGAACCGAAACAAATTCTGCAAGTTTAAAATTTATTGCTCTATTTACTGAATTTGAGTATGATTGTTGAAATTTTGGTATTAATGTAGTCATTTTGTTTAGCCTTTGTTTTAATTAATGTAATTAATTTATTAATTATTCAATTAATGTTTTTTGTGCTATTAATTCAGCTTGATAAGCAGAAATTACATTTGAATTCCATATAGCTGAAGCTATTGCAGGCACAGGAGTAGGATCAGATTGAGCCTCTTGATCTCCTGGTACTCTTGTCCATCTTGTGTAATTTCTAGCAATTTCTTGATTGTTTTCAGTTAATATTTGTGCTTGACGAATTTGCAAAACTCCATTTTGCAAAACTTCTACTTTGTCAATTATTGTTGTTGATGAAATTGTCATTTTCTAATCCTTAAAATGATGCCTGATAACAAAAATAAGCAAGAATAGTAACTCTTGTTGAAGTCAATGCTACTGAAGCCTGAACTGATCCTGTTCCATCTGTATAAATTGGACAATTAGTTACACTACCACTTAAACTTATCATCCCAGCTACTGAATTTACACCAGTTGAATTCAACGTGTAATTAAAATACTCATTTGCTCTGTAATTTGTTCCTGTTGTAAATGGTAGATTTATACTTAATACACCAGTAGATGACAAAGTTTGCAAATAAGTATCAAAATTTATATTGACATGAACAATATTACCTATTTTTACATATTGACTGTAATTATTGTAATAAGCAGTATTATTTGTAGAACCAACTTTTAATGGAGTAGAAATAGAACCAACTTCATAGTCATTTAATGTACTATTTACAGAAGCATTTGTGTTATTGAAAATAATACCACTTGTACCAGATGCAAAATTTAAATTTCCACTAATAGTAGGTGTTGTAATTGTTGGACTTGTAGCTAAAACATTATTACCAGTTCCAGTATTTGTAACACTAATTAAGTTTTTACTTGAATCTGTTGCTACTGCACTTGATGCTGTCAATCCACTCAAATTAGCACCAGTAATACTGAGAACTCCTGTGCTTGGCACAAAACTTAACTTAGTGCTAGATGTTGTTTGTGGTAAGTTACCAGTTGTTGCAGAAACAATTGTTGGATACCAAGTGGCAATAGAACTAGTGTTGTCTGTAATTGCTGTATTTGTTGCATTTGTTGCAGTTCCAACAGACAAAGTAGATTGAGCTACCCAAGTAGGAGCAGAGCCATTTGACTCTAAAACATAGCCACTTGTGCCAATACCTAATTTAGAAAGTGCTGTGCCTGATGAATAATATGGCAAATCTCCTGCTGTGTAACTAGTCAATCCAGTACCACCAGCAGTTGTAGGAGTAGTTTTCCAACCAATTACTTGGATTGCAGAACTGTTATCTTTGTAAAATAGCTTTCCATCTGTATAGTTAATAGCCAATTCACCACTTGCCAAATTACTAGCAGATGGAGCATTGGTGGTTGTACCGCTGTTATACAGTATTATGGGAGTGTAATTGGTTTGTGCCATTTTTATATATTAGGTGTAAAAACTTGAGGCTTCCAAGGAGGTACAACTGTTTTCTTTTCTAATGATTTTAACTGTTCTAGCAGTCTTGAGGTAATAATATTTACTCCATCTTTAACAGAAGCATCTTCAATCCATTTTGCTACCATTTCCTCTGTAACTTGCCCAAATGGTACATTCATGATAGGGTCTGTAAAAAACCAATTACCCTCTGTTTCAACAGTATTTGTGTCATCAGATAAAGAGCAATGATACTTAGCATGAGTTATTAACTCATTTTCTGCACTTATTTCAAGAATTTTCCAAATAATTTCCATTTAAAGCGCCTCTTTTTTAACAATTAATGTATTAGAAAGTTCCACCTTGAATACCTCCTGTAATAGCATTATTTGTTGAGTTATAAGTTAAACTAGTATTTGTGTATTGAGGCTGACTACCAGTAGCAGAGGCTACAAAAGTTAAATAATTTGTAGTTCCAGACCCTGCAGTTGTAGAAATATTGACTGTTGTAGCAGTAAGTATTCCTGAAACAGTCAATGTTCCAGTAGTAGGAATAAGTTTGTCTGCTACGTTGTCTTGGTTAATAGCCATGATTAAACGTCCGTTGCGCCTTGGTATTGAGACATTGTTTTAAGAACTTCATAGATTGCAGTCATCAGCTCACCCTTACCAGCTAAGTCTGCTAGTCCAATGTAGTGTGCGTGTTCCATGACAGGGCTTAGATTTGAATCTCTAGCATCCTTTGAGAAATGCACAGATACCTGTACTTGGATATTGTCTTTGTTTCCAAAGAAGTTTGTAACTCTAGCGTAAGCCTCTGGTGCTGGTGCGCCAAATTGAGTTGTGCCTAAGTTTAGTTTAAGTGCCATGTTAGTTCCTTAGTATGCCAATTCGTTAGTTTCTACCCTAGCTGACCATCTAATTGTAGTAGAGGCAACCCCTGTAACTTGTATCTGCAATGCTCCGTTAGTCGTGTCTGCTACTGCCGCTACGTTTGATAATGTACCCCATCCTGCTGATATAGCACCAGATGTAGCTCCTAGTAATGTTACTGTTGGTGTTCCAACTAAAGCAGTTGTTCCTACTCCGTTACCCCTAGATATGACACCAAGTATTTGCCATCCCGCAATATCAGTTGTATTTGCTGAGTTGTGCGCTGATATTAATACTCTAAATGTGTATACAGATACTGTGCCAGTTTGTCCGTTAGGTAATACTACTTGGTTTGTTGTACCTGCAGCATTACTGTTTGATGAAAGTGCTACCGCACCTGTAGTAGTTGTAGAAACTGATAAGTTATACCAACCACTTTGACTAAAACCTTGTGTATTATTGGAATTCCTAGAAGATAATATAAATGCAGAGTCTATTCCTCTAGATGTTCCATTGTAACCATTAACAACAGAATAATTACCATTTGCATAATTTGTATAACCACCTCCAATAAATGCACCTTGTCCTGATGTTTGATTACCTAATCCACCACCAACAACAGAAAATACACCAGAAGCATTGTTTCCATTGACAGTACCTAAATAAACTCCACCACCACCAACAAAAGCCCCAATTCCAGTAGCTTGATTTCCAACTCCACCAACTACTGTTGACCAGTCTGCTGAAGCTACGTTCCTATTAGCCGCAGTACCCGCATCACCACCACCACCAATAAAGCTATACGAACCTGTTGCTTGGTTATTTCCTCCTCCTACTACTACTCCATGAGGTGTGTAGAAAGATAATGTTATACCAGCAGTAGTTGTTGCAGCTTGACTGATTGTGAATGTATAAGCAGTTCCTGTTATTGTCGTAGAGGCTACTGTCTGAGATGCCGATACTGTCCAAGTAGAACCAGAGCCTGAAACAATGTATGTTCCCGCAGTAACCCCTGTTCCTGTTAATACTTGTCCTGCTATTATTGTTCCAGAGGTTAAAGAACCTACTGTAAGAGTTGTACCTGAGATAGTGGACGTTGCCATTACCGCAGGAGTTCCTGTTGTTACAGATGATGTTGCGTAGGTATAGTTAACAACGCCTGTTCCAGTAATTAATTGCCCTACTTTGATATTAGCGTTAGTGCTTGATAAATAGACAGTTGTTTGTGCAGTTAATGCAATTGTTGTTGTGTTTGTTGTTGCGGTACTTGATGCTGTGCCTGAGTTTGATGCGCCACCGCCTATAAAATTAAAAAACCCAACCGCTTGGTTTGCATTGCCACCAACAATAGTAGCAAATTGTGATACGTTTGATCCAGCATTATTACTTAAGCCACCGCCAATAAAACCGTAGTTACCACCACCAGTACTATTTGTGCTACCACCAACAATAGAAGAATAGTTTGTGGTAACAGTATTGTTAATTCCACCTGAAATAACTGATGCTAAAGCACTAGCTACTTGTGCCGCAGTAGATCTACTTGTTTGCCAATCAACCGCATTAGCACCCCTAGCATTACCACCTGTAGCACTAGATGTAGTCTGTTGTGCTTGTAATGCTCCTGTTCCCAATGGTTGCAACACAAGAGGTGTATTTGTTCCTCCTGCCGCTTTAATTGCAGGGTAAGAAGCATCCCCTACCACCTGGATATAAGTAGTAGAAGCATCTCCAAGGGTTGATGTTCCTGTGACTTCTAAGGTTGTGAATTTACCTGTGTTAGCAGTTGTAGCACCTATTACTGTGTTGTCTATAGTTAGACCAGTTAGTGCAGAAGTAAAACTAGGATTTGCACTTGCACCATTAGAAATTAATACCTGATTGGCAGTTCCTGTAGAAGATAAAGATGTGGGAGCATTTCCTGCCCCACCACCAACTAATAAAGAATATTGACTTAATGCACCACTAGATGCCCAAGTTGTTCCAGAACTAAAGTAAGGTATGCCTCCTGAAGTTCCAGCAACTGTTAATGCCAAAGTTCCTGAAGTTGTTATTGGTGAACCAGAAACTGATATTAGTCCACCAGTAAAAGATTGAGCAACAGATGTAACTGTACCACCACCTCCAGGAGTTGCCCAAACAAATGCAGAACCATTCCACTCTAAATATGTTCCTGAACTTGATGGGGCTGTTATAAATGAAGTAGTTCCTGTCCCAGTTTGATAATTGATTTGATTAGCAAAACCCCCTGCAATATTGGTTGCTGAAGATGCTAGTCCTGAAAAATTAGTTGCAGTTAAAGTGCCTGTACTTGGCACAAAACTTAATTTTGTAGAACTTGTATTTAAAGCATAGTTTGTTGATCCAGTTGTTCCAGGTGACAATGTTGGATAAAAAGTGCTTGAACTAGATGTGTTATCTGTTACTTGAACATTTAATGCAACAGTTGCACTTGTAGCTGTTGTTGCAGAACTAGCATTGCCAGTTAATGCTCCTACAAAACTGGTAGAAGTTACACTTGATAAACCAGCCAATGTTGTGGAACTAGAACCTAATGAAATAGCTGTTGTGCCAACAGTAATGCTTGAATTTACAAGTGCCCCATTAGGAATACTGGTTAAACTAGCACCAGAACCCACAAAAGATGTAGCTGTTAATGCCCCAGTATTAGGATTGAATTGATACTTTGTGGAACTTGTATATTCTGTTAATAAATTTCCTGATGTTATTGAGGAAAATAAAGGGTATCTTGTGGCATTTGTAGATGTATCATCAGTAACAGTTGATCCAGCAAATGTGGGAGTTACCCAAGTAGGTGCTCCACTAGTGTTAGCACTTAGATATTGACCTGTTGTACCATTTGCAATAAAAGAAGTTGTGTTGTTGGTTGATTGATATACAAGTGCATTTGTATAACTTCCCACTAAATTTGTGGCTAAATCAGCAATACCTTTAAGATTACCTTGCAATGCAGTTGTAGTTAATAAGCCTGTGCTTGGGTTGTAAGTTAAACCAGTAAATACATCTAAACTGGTAACTTGTCCACTACTAACAGGGCTAAAAACAGGATAAAAAGTAGCATTGGTTGTTACATTGTTTATACCAATTGATTCAGTTGCAGAAACAACAAAAGGATGCCCCTGCCCTATGAAAGTATTAAAACTACCATCCAAATTAAAATATGCCTGAACTGGCAGGATATTTTGGTCAGATGTTAGGGCAGGAGCACTCATAATTAATATGCAATGCAAGTCATGACAATGACATCACCAGCAGACATATTTGATGCAAGTCCAGTGGTAATTCCATAGCCAGTTACAGTTACTGATGTTGTAGTGCTTAAAGTCTGTTGCAAAAATAGGCTTGAACCACTAGTAACATCATTAGCAATACACATCCAGCCATTTGGAGCTGGAGGGAGTGTTAGTGTTCCAGATGCGGCTCCCCCTGACCCCACAGTTACAGCAAAACAATTTGGACTTACACCTTTAATTGTGGGTGAAGTACCAAATCCACTTGCTATAACTGGTTGAGTAGAGAAAGTAGTAACAGGAACTGTGTTAGTTGTATTTGTAAAAGCTACTTGGTTTGTCATGATTGATCTGCCACAGGCATTACATATAAAGTATTTGCTGTTCCAACTGCACTCAAATTAAATCCATTAGCAGGCACTGCAATAACAGTAGGCTGAGACATAGAAATACCAAGCACAAATGATGTGCTAGTGTTTCCTGCTGTAGGCAATACTGCTGGAGTTGGAGTGATGCTAGTAGGATTTAAAGGAGCAATTGAAATAGCAATAGGTGTAGAGCCAGTATTCAAAAATGCACAGTAGTTAATTTGGTCATTGCCAACTGGGACAATGCTTAAAGAACTACTTGCAGTTGTTGTTACTGCCACAGCATAGGTTTGCCCTATGGGTCTGTATACACTGGTATTTGCCATGATTAGACTGCATTAACAGGTATTGGACCATCACTTCTGAGCACTTCAATTAGATATGAACCTGATGCTGGAGTTGCTGAAGACCCAGATGTGTTCACAAATTGAATTGTCAAAGTGTTTGCAGCAGAAACATAGTCATTTGCAATTGCAATTCCTGCTGTTTGAGCACCACCATTGAATGAAACATTGGTAATATCAGTTGTCAAAAGACCAGGAACTGTGAAACTTTGTGATGCTGAAGTACCAGTTACTGCTGATGGTGTGAGTGAGGGATTTGCTAAGAAATATGCATTTACATTTCCACGCAATATTGTGGTTGAGGGCATGATTTTTCCTTTAAGATTATTAAATTGTACTGTTTAAAAAAGAAAAAGCTACCCCTTTTGGGAGTAGCCCTTTCAATTTATTTAGCTTTTTTAGCTAAAGTCATAACCATAAACATATACATCTCCTGTACCAGTTGCTCCAGAGGCAGTGGTCACATCAACATATAAAGTTTGGTTGTTATAAGCCAAGCTAGTTGAGCTTGAATCAACATAAGCTGTGCCTAAAACTGCTGTTGACAATGCAGAGATTTGTGCAGTTGTCAAAGCACCAAACAAGCTAGAGGGTGATCCAGCATTTGTGGTTGTAATGCCCAAGGCTGTTGATGTTGACAATGAAACTACAGAGCCTGCATTGTTTACATTGGTAACAATCATTTCTTTTGGCAAATAAGCAGTTGAGTTAACAACTGGTACTGGTGTGAAAGCCACAGCATTTAGGTTAACACCCTTAGCAACACCAATCAAGCGCAGAGCCTGATTAGTGGTTACATTTTGTGGATGTGCTGTGATTGTGGTTGCTGGTCCGGGATTACTCATTTTTTAGTTTCCTTTAAATTAATGGGTTAAGCCGCGATTCTGCAAGCAAGTTCTTGGTAGAGCGGTGCCCAACCATACAACACATCTAAACGAGTAGGAATACTATCGTTATTAATTGTGTATTGGCGAACAACCCGCATGGAAAGTCCAACTTCCTTATCAGATGCTCTGCCTGCAAAGTGGACTCCCTCTGGCAACTCTAGATCCGCTACCGCCAAGGTAAATGCATTTCTATGGAAAAGCATGTTTTGTGGAGATAGTGTTCCAGTGTTGTTGAAAGGTGTAACCACTGCTGTAGTAGAAGTAGAACCAATGATGATTGAGTTTTGGAACTGACCACCAATGATAACTGCTGGAGCAACTGTGATGTTTGTAGCTGAAGTTCCAACTGTTGTTGTGGACTGAACTACAAAGTTACGCAACTTACCAGAACCATAAGCCTGTCTGTTTTGTGGGTTAGTTGCATAGACACCAGCAATTTGGATCACATCACCAGCATTTAATGTGCTTGAAGTGGATGCCTTGATCTGAATTGTGGAGTATTGTGACCAACCAGTTGAGAGGTAACCAACTTGAGCTGTAGTGTCAGCAGACAATGTATTACCACTGTAGCTACCAAAGGTTTGGCTTACGACGTTTTGATCCAATTTCCAATTCGTGCCCGCGCTGTCGCGACCCATCAGCCCCTTGCGATACTGCTCTGCAATCGCTTCCTGCGGCATAAACAAACCTTTTAGTGAATCAACAATAGTTGCTGATGTAAAGGATTCAACAATACAGGCTCTACGACCATCCCTTGGAGCACCCTCAGCATCCAAGTAAGCACCAGCAGTTAGGTAGGTGATGAGTCCTGTCGGTGGAGTACCAGCAGT